AATCCCGCGAAACGAGTAGCCCTGCGCCTGATTCTTGCGGGCTTTTGCAATGCCGGCTTCTGCCATCGTTGCCGCCACTGCTGCAATTGCTTGATAGACCTTCACAGCATCACTCCCCACAAAGTCACAAGAACCAGGGCCAGCACCGCCCAGAGGGCAGCACCCCAAATGGCCGCGTTGATGATTCCCTCTGCGGCATCGTGCTGCCGCTGTTGCTGCTGGCAGTCCCGCCATCCCTGTCCGTATCGCGTCGAATGCGAGTTGCTCATTTCCGCTCCTTCGTCAGCTTTTGCACCGTCTTCCATGTGCGCTGGATGTCCGTGTGTTTAAGGTTCACTGGGTAGCCTTTGCGGCGCTGATCGCACCAGCCCAGCACGGGCGCACGGCCCGCCTGCTCAATCATTTGGCGTGCAGTCATGCCGCCTCCTTGCGCAACACGATTTGCTGCGCAGACAGGTCAATGTCCGGCGTCGAGTCAATCGGGCAGCAGATGTCGACAGTCATGCGGTGACCGTCGTTGCAGACAACGGAGACCTTCAGCACACGGAAAGGCGCACAGACGCCTCCGTGGATGTCCTGCGTGCTGATGGTCACAGGCTCGCTGGTGTGCAGAGTCAGAGTGCTCATTGCCAGCCCTCCGTTGCATCGGACATGTCTTCGCCGAGTGCGTGCAGGCGCTTCAGTTGCCAAGCGCGACGGGTTGCCCAGGCGTTGCTGAACTCATGAAACCAAGCGGCCAGAGTGCCGGCCTGGACTGCGCGCACCAGTTGGGCGGGCGTGCAGACTTCCTCTTCCATGAGCCACTGCGCCAGGTCTTCCTGAGCACCAACCGTGTAGCCGGCGGCAAACAGTGCCGGGACGGGATCGTTGGACGGCAATGCGTCCCAGACTTCATCAAAAGCGCGTCGGTGTGCTGCGTTCAGATCAAACATCTCGTTCCCTCCATGCCGCGTTCAGTGCGGTGTGAGGGAATAGTAACCCTAAGTTACGTCGTACGCAAGCACATGTTACGAATTATTTTATTTCGGCCTGCTCTGACAGCTTTGTCAGGTACTCGCTGAAGGCGACGTAGTTCTTAGAAGTGGGCGGCGCAAGGAACTGCGCGGGCAAAGACTGCGATACCCGCTCGGCCAGGATCAGCGCTTCAAGCACATACAGCTTGAGACCTTCGGGCAGCTCATGGATGCGGCGCTCATAAACGCCTTCTGGTTGCCGGCCCAGCAAAAGCCAGTCTAAAGACGTGCCTGTTTCGCGGCAGAACGCAATCAGTTGCTCTGTGGCCGGGAAGTTGCGGCCTGATTCGTAGTGAGACACAGCGACCCTCGATACGCCCATCAAGGCAGCGACATCCTCCTGGGAATGGCCGGATGTCTTGCGAACTTGCTTGAACCGCACGCCGAAATCGCTCATCCGCAAATCGTATTCCCCTTGTTACCCGCGCGCGTAACTTGCGCTTGCTCATACAGGTAACACTGAGTTACGATACGGGCATGAGCACAGTCATGCACGAATCAAGCCCGGAACTGGCGCTTCAGCGCGCCATCAAAAGCGCAGGCGGATATACCGCGCTGGCAAAACTGGTTGGCGTCAGCCGCCCTGCGGTTGCGCGGTGGAGCCTATGCCCACCAATGCGCGTTCTGGCCGTCGAGGCCGCAACAGGCGTCCCGCGCCAGCAGCTTCGGCCCGATCTGTACCCCGTTGAATAACTGTATGCATGTACAGCAGTCTGAACCACTGGTGGCTCATGAAATGAGCCTGCATCCGGCCTACGTCTGCCGGTGCTGTGTCCCTAGCTCTTTGGTAGTGGGGGGGGGGGGCTGCGTGCATGAGCTTGACTGTAGGCGTCCTACAAACGGTTGCGCAATCGCTCTAAAGGATTAGTTCTTTTGAATTACTACGCCTTTCATCTTGGCGACTATTCGGCGCACACAGCCCATCTTGATCTGCTGGAAGACCTGGCATATCGGCGGCTGATCGATCTGCACATGCTGCTGGAGCGCCCGCTCGCAATCGACGTGGAAGAAATCGCGCGAAAGATTCGCATGCGCGACCACGCTGCCGTAGTGCGCGACGTGCTGAACGAGTTCTTTGTGCGCACAGACGACGGTTGGACGAACGACCGTTGCATGAAGGAAATCGCCAAGTACCAGTCGAACAAGGACGCGGCAAAGCGTGCAGGGCAGGCGTCTGCGCAACGTCGCACGCAAGCAAAAGCAACGGACGTTCAACGACCGTTCAACGACCGTTCAACGCAACCGCCAGAACCCGTTCAACCAACCAAGAACCAAGAACCAAGAACCAAACCCATAAACCAAGAACCAAAGAAAGAAAAAAACAAAGAGGGCCAGCCGGCCCTGGTGTTGCCCGAATGGATGCCTGCAGAGGTTTGGCAGAGCTGGCGGCAGCACCGGAAGGCGATCAGAAAGCCGCTCACGGATGCGGCGGCGGCGCTGACGCTGCGAACCCTTTGCGAGATTTTCGACGCGGGTCACGACCCGGTGGCTGCGCTGCAACTGTCGATTGCAAACGGATGGACGGGCGTATTCCCGCCTAAGCCAGTAGGCCGAGCCATGTCGTCGCCCGCACCGAAAACCGCATTGCAGCATCAGGCCGATGTGATTGATCGAATCCTGCGGCGATCGCCCGTAAACCACGAGATTGACGTCCATGAACCAAGACTTTCCCTTGCACGCGATTGATCGCTTGTTCTCGCGGTTCATTGCGATTTACGGCGCGCAGAAGACCGCAACCGCATGGGGCAACGGCGACGCGCAAGAGCGCGCGCTTGTGTGGCACCAGGCGCTGTCAAAGTATCCAATGACCGTGGTTGGCGATGCGCTGCGAGACTTGGCCGAAACGGGCACGGGATGGCCACCGACGCTGCCGGAGTTTGTGCAGATGGTGCGCGACAAGGTGCCGCCGGCTGCGCACAGGCCGGCACTCCCTGTGCCGAGCAGAAGGCAGGCCGACATCGAGATCGGGGCGCAGAAGGCCGCTGAACTGAAAGCTGCCGTTTCTACGCAAAAGAACCCGCGTGCGTGGGCGCACAGGGTCTTGCAGCGCCACGCCGACGGCGATAGCAGCATTGCGCCGGTCACGCTGCAGTTTGCCAAAGAGGCATTGAGCAAAACTGCGTTGGGAGGTGCGCTGTGAGCGAAGCCCATTTGCTGATGCTGGCCGGCGACTGGCTTGCAAGCCTTGCTGGCGTGGGGTGTGCCGCAGCCATTTTGTTTGGATTGATGTGGCTCGCCGACTGGCCCTGAAAGACGACAAGCCGCCTTGCGACCAATGCACACACGCGCGCCAGCATCGGCCCAACTTCCTGAGCAATCGCGCGCCGTTTGCCTGGGTGTGCAGCCATCCGTCAGCGCTGAAGATCAACGACGGGGCAGTTTGGTCGGTAAGTCTTACGCGCGACATCTGCAAAGGACGGCGCTTTGAATACCGTCGTTGACTTGCAGAAGGTGCTCGAGAAACTTGCGCAGGCTGCGGTTGATGCGCAAAAGATCGACGCCGCTGGCGTTCAGATAGTGATCATTGACCGCTTCAACGCTGGTGTCGTTTACTGCTATTTCGGCGATGAAGTTCGCAGCCTGCCTGCGCCTACGGTGCTGAATTGAGCGGCGGCAAGGCGGCAAGATCAAAGGGTCGGCGCGGCGAAACCGCGGTCAAGCAGATGCTGGCCGGGCGCGATTGGGTTGTGCATGACCTATCTGCCGGCCTTGCGTCTGCCGATCTGCTGGCGTCTGACATTGACGGCAAGACATGGGCGGTTGAGGTCAAGTCTACGACCGCCATTACAACCCTGCATCGCGCACAAGCGATGGAGCAGGGCAAGAAAGCGCGCTTGCCTTGGATGCTGGTCTCATCGATTGCCGGCACCGGATGCTGGCTTGTGCAGCGGCAAGGTCACAAGCCGGCGGTGTGGGTTGGCGGTTCCAGTGATTGAACGGTTGCGAGACCTTGCAACGCTATTGCCAGGCCCTGAGAACGCCAGCTTGCGCAGGTACCTGCGCGATGCCATTGCTCACATCAAAACGCTTGATGATCGGATTGCCGAGCAAGAGCGGCACATTGTCTTGCTGCGGGCTGCACTGATTAAACGGGGTCAGCGCGATGGGTGAAGACAAGAGTACGCACGACCGCCTTGTGAATTGGGCCAGGTGGTCCAGGTCTGGCCGGTCTGCCGCAGCGGCTCGATCAATTGAAGGTAGGTACAGGCCCGAGCTACTGCGCGAAGGCGAAGAGGAGGAGCGGCGGTCGGCGTCCGTTCCAATCGATGTTCGGGATGCGCTGCTTGTTCAGCGCGCTCTGTGCCCGACCAGAGGGTTCCCGGTCAAGCTGCGCCTGGTCCTGAGTGCTGAGTACATCTTGCGTTTGGATGTCCAGCGCATGCAAGGCTACTTGCGCCGGCATGGACATGGCGGCACTAACGCGCGAGACATTGATACGTTGACGCAAGCGGCAGTGACATCAGCGGCGAATAGCATTCGACGAATGGATGCTCGACTTGTCTAGACACATATGCTAAAGTATGTCAACTTACTGCATTCCGACTTTGGCCGCTTTGCGGCTGTCGTCGTCTGAAGGGCCAGATGATCCTGTGATCGCTGGCCCTTTTGCATTGGTCTCCTCCTCCCGGTCGGTGGACCGGGTTTGCCGCAATCCCCTCGCGGCTTTTTTATTCGTACCCGACTTGCCACGCCTACAGACGCTTCGCCCGCGCCTGGGCGCATACACGGTCGGAAGGGTTGCTGGCATCCAGCAGCCGCCAGGCACCGCTCGCATGAGCAGTCGCCCATGGGCGCGGCTGCGCGCCAGCGTCTTGATGTCGAATCCACTGTGCGTGCAATGCGCTACGGAGGGCCGCGTACAGGCGGCGTGCGAGGTCGACCACGTTGTTCCCTTGTGGCAGGGCGGGTCGCACGACCGATCGAACCTGCAGCCTTTGTGCGCGTCGTGTCACGCCGACAAGACCGCAGCCGAGGCTGGCTCGCGCGCTGTTGGCGATGCAGGGGGGGGCATCAAAAGGATTTGAGGTCCACCAGCGGGGACCGCCTGGTTTCCCAAGCAGAGATTTTTTTCCCTAAAAAGGAAGTTGATGACCGACCGCCTTGCTATTGACTACCGCGCGATTGCCGACTTGATCCCATACGCGCGAAATAGCAGGACGCACTCGGACGCGCAGGTAGCGCAGATCGCGGCATCGATTTCTGAGTTTGGCTGGACGAACCCGGTCATCGTCGATGGCAGCAACGGGATCATTGCGGGGCATGGGCGGGTGCTGGCCGCGCGCAAGCTCGGGCTTGATACCGTGCCGTGCATCGAGGTCGCGCACATGAGCGAGGCACAAAAGCGCGCCTATGTCATTGCCGACAACAAGCTCGCGCTGAATGCTGGTTGGGACGACGAACTGCTAAAGGTCGAGTTTTCAGACCTGATGGCTGAAGGTTTCGACATTTCCGTTATTGGCTTTGACGAGCTTGAAATCGATGCACTGCTTGGCGTCGAGGCGTCGGAAGGGTTGACCGACGAAGACGAGGTGCCGGAGGCGCCTGCGCAGCCGGTTACGGTTCTCGGCGACGTCTGGCTGATGGGCAAGCACCGCCTGATGTGCGGCGACTCGACCAGCATTGCCGACATGGAGCGTTTGACCGGCGAAGCATTGGTCGACATGTGGCTGACAGACCCGCCATATAACGTCGCTTATGAAGGCAAGACAAAAGACGCACTCAAGATTCAAAACGACGCAATGGGCGACGATCAGTTTCGGCAGTTTCTCCGAGACGCTTACGTGGCTGCAGACACACGTATGAAGCCTGGCGCCGTCTTTTACATCTGGCACGCGGATTCGGAAGGCTACAACTTTCGGGGCGCTGCGCAGGACGCTGGCTGGAAAGTTCGCCAATGCTTGATCTGGAAAAAGCAGACCTTGGTTATGGGCCGACAGGATTATCACTGGAAGCACGAGCCTTGCCTGTACGGATGGAAAGACGGCTCAAGTCATTTGTGGGCTGCGGATCGAAAGCAGACGACCATCCTTGAGTTTGATCGACCAAGCAGGAATGGCGAGCACCCAACCATGAAGCCTGTCGCGTTGTTTGAGTATCAGATGCTCAACAACACCAAAGGCGGCGATATCGTGCTGGATAGCTTTGGCGGGTCTGGCACAACGCTTATTGCCGCCGAAAAAAACGGCCGTTTTTCGCGTCTGATGGAACTTGACCCAAAGTATTGCGACGTGATTGTCAAGCGTTGGCAAGAATTCACCGGGAAGCAGGCGACTCTTGAAGAGACCGGCAAGACTTTTGCCGAGATGTCCGAGGTTCCTCGCGCGGAAATGGTGGCTGCATGACCGAAAAGAAACGAATGGGTCGTCCGGTCTACGAGCCGACTGCCAAAGAACGCGAGCAGGTTCGCCTGATGTCTGCAATGGGGATACCTGATTACGACATCGCGAAGATCGTTCAGCTCAGCGCGCCGACTTTGCGCAAGCATTTCTGGCAGGAGCTGGAGGTGGGGCACATCGAGTCGACCGTGAAAGTTGCGCATTCGCTGTTTAAGCAGGCAACTGACCAGACGAAACCCAACGTCTCTGCCGCAATCTTCTGGCTGAAATGCCGCGCGGGCTGGCGCGAAGATCCCGATCAGCCAGGCAAGAAAGAGCAGGCGCGAG